AGAATCAGCATCCACCCAACTTCCACCAGTAATATTGTTATTACTTGGTAGTCTCCAAATCTCAATTCTACAGTTTGCGGCATCACTCAAACATTCAATATCCGTTACTCTTACAGTTGTTCTATTAGGAATTCCCTTAAATGTGTTCTTACAACGAATTGCCATAACACACTGTCTCGCAGTCGCACCACCAGAAGAAGAGAATGATATTGGACCATTGAAGGCACCAAACTCAACACCAGTCTCAACATATCCACCTTCACTCATTACAGTGGCACAAATTTGTTCCATTGATGTAATGCCAACAGCAGTTCCAGTATTTGCAACTTCACAACGAATCGGGAGTGAAGGTAAACTCCAATATGCGTGTTCTAACTTATTTGCATGTTGAAACTCGTGGAAGTAAAAATTAACTCCATCTAAAACTATTCCACATCTAAGTCTTCCAACTCCCAACCACTGAAAGTCTGTAATAAACAATTGAGTTTTTGTCCAATCAGCAGTTACACCAGATTGTCCAGTTCCATCTAAAGGATCTAAACTCCAGTCAGATTGATTGACAACTGTATCACTGGTAATTCCCGTATTATATGATCTTCTTACAACAGAAACAGTTCCGTCTCCTGCTTGCTGCAAAAATACTCCATTCCTATCATCAAAATATCCAACCTTTTTAGTTGTGTTTGCTCTATAATCAATAAAGTTGAAACTTGCCATAGCAAATTGAGATTTGCCCGGCATATAGTGGTGATACATTCTTGACTGATGTATTACCTGTGAGGTTGAACCAACACCAACTATAAGACCAATAGATGCTGTGTTTGCATTTACAACTGTTGTTGAACCAGCGCCAATTTTTTTCGTTAATAATTCAACTTCTTCACCATAAATGTGAGAATAATCTGCAAGAGTGTGTGGCTCAGATACGCGCATTCTACCAAACGCATCAAATCCTCCACCACCTACTCCAGTAGATACCCCACAGTTACCAATGTTGCCGTATCTATCGGCACACATAATAACTTCATGTAGTGTTCTTTCTTGATTTAAATAATCTTGTGTATTCTTATTCCACTGAGCCATAATTAATCAGTCCAAGTTAATCTTTCTGGTTGATATCTTTTTACCCCTGTTATTCTAAGAGTACTATTTGATGATACATTCGCTGGATAAATGTTATGAACAACTGCTCCAGGATATTCTCCTTGTATTTGTTCCCCAAGGTGTTCTCTAGTTGGTAAATCTTTACAATTTATGTCCATACGATAAAGACTACCTTGCCACATTACGTCTGCAACATAACTTTCACCAAAGTTTTGTGAGTTTGGTTGTGATCCACTCACATTTAAAGTTCCATTGAAATCACCATTGATAGTAATACTCTCGGATAAAAATTTTTTAAAATCTTTCATTAGTTGCACCTCCAACGACGCAGTGCTTTGTTAATTCTTGAATCTGGATCTCTTGCTGTTTTTGATGATGTTAGTTTTGATTTCATTCCTTTCATACGACGACAGAAGTTAGCACGACGTTCTGCTCTCTTCCCCTTTGGTTTCTTTTCAGTTACTGCAGTTTGAAGTTTTGATCCAGGATTCTCACGACGATAAGCATCAACTGCTTTTTGACTTAAACCATCAGTTTTATCTTGACGATTGACTTTCTGCCAATCCTCATCAAGTTCTTCTCTCCAGTTTGAATATTCTTCCTCCTTAACACATCGATTGTAAGTTTTTCCAAATAATGTTTGTGTTCCTGTTTTCCTATAACCCTTCCAACACTTTTTTGATGCCTCATTAATTGGATCTGGTTTAATCAAATCCACTGTTTCAATTTCTAGAGGTTGGAAATCATCTCTCCAGTTGGAATACTCATATCCTTCATTGGTGCTATTTCCCCAGTTGGCAGCGCCAACTTTACGACACTTAACTAATGCACCGGATGCATATGCACTTGGCCAAATCTTATAACGTGACTTGACTTTATGATAGCAAGCATCTTTCCTCTCATTGAGTTGATCTAATTTATCTCTCCAATTTGAATATGATGCAGACACTATTTGTGCTTTACCACTTCTTTCTGCATCTGGATCTTCTCTACGTTTCTTTGCAGTTCTTCTTTTCTTTTCATCCTTACTCATTGCTGCAGCATCGTCTGCATCACGACAGAATGGTTTAGTTGTTTGACCAGGTTGTTTAGCACAAGGTTTTCCCTTATACTTTCCACTTACTTGAACCCAACCATCACCTTTAAACCAATCACGAAGTGAATATCCTGGATCTTTAGCAGACTTTCCATCACGTTTTGCTTCATCCATATAACCTGCCGCAGCATCCATATTATGCTCGGTGTCCGTAATTTTTGCTTGGACCCAAGCTGGAATGTTCTTTTCTTTCTTACCAAGTACTTTGCGAAGTAACTTAATATTTCTCTCAGTTTTTTTCAACTGAGAATGTGCCATCGATACTTCGTGGTCTCCCTTTTCCTTTGCTTCGTTCACTTTTCTTCCTTGACAGTGTGCTCTTTGAGAGAATCCTTTTGGATTGTCGCAATCGATTGATCTTTTGTATTTTTCACTCCATCTTCTTCCCTCACTAACGGAGGAACCATTACTACCATTAGAAGGACTGCTGCTACCATTGCTAGTGCCATTTCCGTTCTTCTTAGATTCGGTTTCCTCTTCACCGTTCTCATCGTCTTTTATTAGACGCCCAGTGGAAGGCATGATGTGCCATCCCATAGGAATCTTCTTACACTTCTTCGAAGTGAAACAATAATAGTATCCTTTTTTACAAGAATTACTTTTCATTATCAGTTAGTTTTTATCATTACTATTTAGAAAACCTTGCTTAAGTAACTTGGACAAATCTGATGTTGATCCGACAAATACCGCATTGTTGGTAACATTATTTGTTGTTTTAACGGTCTCTTCTTCAACGTCCTTAAGTTTTTTCTGCAAATCAATTAATTTATCTGTGGTATCTGCAACACTTTTAATTAACTGACCTGCAACTTCATATGCTCTAGGGCTTCCACCCTCACCTGCCAATTCCATAATCCCATTGATTGCCTCTTGCCCCTTTTCAATCAAAGAATATAAGTTAGCACGGGTGTATTCATAGTCTTTCTTAATATCATTTTTTTCCTCCGGTTTCTGTATCGCTCCAGGTTTTTCAACCTCAACAATACTACTCTCTACATTGAGGGCTTGGTCAATAGCATCAAAATCTGACATAAGTTATCAAATATCAATTTGGCGTGTTGGGCTATAGTCTTTTCCATCACTAAAATATGTGAAGGACTCATTGAAACCAAAGTCATCGTCTGGTTCAATCAGTGCATCGTCTGCAGTCGTGAGAAGATTGATGTTTGCATCCTTAAGGTGCTCAACCTGAGTTGTTGATTCATATCCTCTCTGGACATAAAGTTGAGTTCCAGATGGGATTGCTTCAACATACATGATTTCATTGTCAATGATAATTCTATTCCCGACACTAAATCCAGAACTGTCTACAACAGGGATCAGAGTGTCTGATGAAGTAATTGTAGACGTTAGATCACCGGTGTTATCGTTGTTATAATCAGTCTTTGCTCTTGGAGTAACCACATATCTCATTTCTCTTCTTGCAGTAGTTCTGTCAGTTGAAGCATAAGTATCAACCTGAACTTTCTTAATGAGACCTTCTGGATTGTCTGCGATTGCACCAAAGAGATAAGTTTTTGCCGTGAACTTGAGAGTATAAATCAAAGCTCTTCTACTTGAAAAATCACCCTCATAGTCATCTTGGAACGATATATTATTCAGAACAATTGGAATATCTCTTTTCTCACCAATAGAATCAATTAGATTAATTGTAAGATTGAAAGATGGTTGGAAAAATGGCAAAATTTGTTCAATGATTTGTAAAGCATCATCGTTCAATTTGCACATAATTGAAAGATCAAAACCAATATTATATGGAACTGGCATGTAAACTTTCTTCATTGTTGTGCCAGTTACCGCCTTGAATGTCTGTGTTATACCAGACTTTCTAGTTGGGTCATATTCTAATGATGTCATCTCAAATGACATCCTTGGCAAGGTTATCTGAACTGCCTTATTTAAATTTGCCTGCTGATCAAGACGTGCAAGAAACTTTTGCTTTGGTCCATATGCCAAACTAACTCTCTGATCATTAATGATGTTCCCATCAGCATCTTTATGCTTGATACTAATTTGATTAAAAAGAGTTCCAAAACCAATAATGGTTTTTCTAATGATCTCGTGGTAAAAGTAAGTTCCTAACATTAATATGTACCAAATGGGTTGGATTCAGTAAAATCTAAGATGAGATCTGAAGAATCCTCTATCTCGTCGTTTTGTTGGTATTTATCAGTTACAGTATTAGCAGTTCCCACAGTTTTAATATCATACACTGCAGAAGATTTGGAGCCAGTGATGGTCTCACCTGCACGGAATCTTCCTGTAATAATTCCAACCTGTAGAATATTGGTATCAGCATCCCAATTCTTAACTCTAGCACTAGTGCCAGATTCTCCACCAGTGACCAATTCATTGAACCAGTAAGTTCCTACACCAACAGTTGCTGCAGCACCAATTGTAACTGTTGGAGCAGATGCAAGATACCCAACTCCAGCATTTACAATTCTAAGAGAACTAATAGTTCCAGCAGCACTGACAACAGCATTTGCTACAGCATTTATATTTGGTGACAATGATGCTGAAGAAATTGTTACTGGTGGAACAGTGCTGTAACCAACGCCACCATCAGTAACAGTTAGTTTAACAACACCTCTCTTATCGGTTATGATACCGCAAGTTGCTGCAGCACCAGATCCTCCGCCACCAGTAATGGTAATTGTAGGTGCAGCACCAGTATATCCAAGACCAGCATGGGTTAGTAATATTTGGGAGATGGAAGTTACGCTATTTTTTGTAGTAGTAATTGCTACAGCAGTTGCTGTAGTTCCCGTACTCACTGAATTACCATCAGGATCAGTAGGTCCAGAGATTGTAACTACTGGAGTTGATGTATATCCCGATCCATCATTGTTGAGGAATATTTGTTGAATATAACCCGTTCCAACAGTCGAAGTTGCAGTAGCACGAGTTCCAGTACCAAACAAGGTTAGATCGATAATATAACCCTGATCCTCAATAGTTTTATCAATGTCTTCAATACTTGTGTCAATAACCTCATCTTCATATTCAAAGAGTTCACATTGAAT